GGGGTACCCTTCGCCGTAAACCCAACCTAGATAGGAGATTGATAATGAAGTCGCTTTATGTCAGTTTTAGCTGCAAAACCGACTCCAGTGAGTTTGGAAGATTCTCCAATATGGAGCTTCCTTTCTTCACTATTCGGATCTACCGGTCCGATGATTCGTTATCACAATTCCTCATTTTGTCTGAGGATAGTGTTAATTTTCATCGGTTAGTCGATTCGGTGCTGGCTGACGCCAGCGCTCTCCTGTCTGGCGAGAAAGACCCTGCATCTCGGCTTTTGTTGGATTCCTTAATCGACCGTATTACGGCGATGGAGAAATTCCTTCAAGCGGGGATGTTTGGGACGATCTCTCAGTTGGAATTTACGGTTCAGAGTACCCCCTCACACTGATGTTCTATGTGTCTATTCCCAACTCACTCTATAGGATTTTATGCCGTGGGAACCCGTGCCATCAGATTGCCATATTCCTCCTTCGTCCAGTTTAATAGTTCGGCGCAAGCCGGACTACATCACTGCGGAGAGGAAACCGACAATCGTTCCCCTTTGGTGAAAACCAAACCGGGACGATGGAGGGCTCCTACAGCTTACACCAGGACCATTGTATCGGGAACTAACCGTTCTCCGATGGTCAACCTTCGTGTTGACTTTTCGTGGCCTGGTAATCCTAAAAGCTACGCCACCTTCGCAGGTGCAACGCAGCCGAGTGGTTGGTACACATGGAACAGCAGTCTTCCTTCCTTTCCAGCGAGTATGACTTCCCGCTGTGAAGTGAAGGCCCTCAAACGGCTAAAGGACAGTAACGTAAATGTTGCTGTCTCTTTTGCTGAGAGAGGTCGAACGGCCGATATGCTTACGGAAAGTGTTTCCCGTTTGCGCAAAGGCGTTAAGGCTGCACGGAGACTCGACCCCGGCGGGATTTCTGACGCTCTTGGTTTAACCAAGAAAATCCGAAATTCCCCTCGGGGGCGTAGGAAGCCGAGGAAGGAATTATCCTCGCGCGACCCACGTGTCCAGGACCTCTGGCTCGAGTACCAGTACGGCTGGCTACCCCTGCTATCTGACTCGGAGGGTTTAATTTCCGAGTTAGCTAGAAATGACCTCGAAAATCCAGACCGGTATCGATGTACTGTTATCGGTAAGGAGATTGAGAGGTCACAGGTGGAAACCGTCGTCAAGAACTGTACCTGCATGTCGTCCAACCTTATTACGTTCGATTTCAGAGAACGGATGAGGTTGGTACATAAATGCAAGGTTAGACTAGATTTTTCTCTAGCTAATCCGGCTCTTGCACAGGCTGCTGCGATGGGTCTAACTAACCCTCTCGAAGTTGCCTGGGAACTGGTTCCGTTTAGTTTCGTTGCTGATTGGTTCATCCCGATCGGTTCTTACCTCAGTGCATTGGATGCAACTGTTGGTTGGGACTTTAAGGGAGGCTCACTCAGCCGCGTCACCAAGGTGAACAAGCGTGGTAGACCGGATGGAAAGATTTTCTTTAATTCAATCCATGCGAAAAACCAGACTGCTACAAACGGATCTCCGTTTAGTACGTATAGACGGTCCTGGATGAACCGGACCGTTTACGCTAGCTCTCCTTTGCCTTGGTTACCATCTCTCGATGGTGACCTAACCCGCGGCCAGCGCTTTAACAACGCATTAGCGTTGTTAGCACAGGCCTTCCGTTAACCCTCATTCAGAGGAGTCGCACGTGGGCGCCATTACCACGATTACCGCAGCAGATGCTGCAGCAACACCCGTCACCCACTCGTTTGAACCGAGTCGGATTGACGGCGACGTCGCTAAGTTCACTGAGAAGACTGCCACCCATGCCAGTGGTTACTGGCCTCTGACGGTGTCTCTCCGTGAGCCTTCTGCGTCCAACGGCTCGCGTGTTTATCGCAGTCAGGTGAACCTCGCTCTTCCCATCCTCGTCACTGAGACGATCAATGGGGTGAGTGTTCCTCGTGTGGCTTATACCATGCGAGTGAACGTCGAGTTCATTCTGCCTAACGATAGCACGCTCCAGAACCGTAAGGATCTTCGGAAACTTACGGTGGGGATCCTCGACCATGCCCTTGTTAAGGACGCGATCGAGAACCTTAATCCTATTTACTAGGATCCTGGTTCCCCTGTCACTTGTGATGTTTTTAGCATCATCATGTGCTTCTGGATCACCCTTCAACTCTGAGGTTATAACCCGTGAAGAAGAGAAGAGCGACAGCTCCTTTGAAGGAGCTGTACCGTTGCTTTGTAGACAAGAGCCCCGTCATTGCCGAAAGAATTTTCTCATCGGTAAAGACACCCTGTGGAGAGAATCTTCTGAGTGCACTTCAGCACTCGAAATTCTCAGAGATTGTATCTGCTACGATAGCCCCAAAGGACTATTCGAATGCAGATACTTTTGGCCGGGATTACCTCTGTGTCGAACTGATGTCAAAGTACCCGAACTGGGAACTTGGGATCAGTCGCTCAGATGTAGCCTTGCAAAAATTCCACGAGGCTGAGGCGATCTGTTCTGATACTAACCGAAGGATGAGGACTTCCCTCGGCAGACCTTTAGTAGGTATGCCGGCGCATCCAGTACTTCTACTGGCTTCGCGAAAAATTGAGAAGTTACTCGGTCCTTTCAGTTGGCCAGAAATCTTCAGATCCTGCCAATGGGGCCCTGGCGCTACGACGCGTCTAAAAAGGCGCAACCGTGACGTCTACTACAAGTTTAAAGGTTTACCACATGCAACGCCTGATGCCTATGACCTTGCACGCAAGATGATTGCCACGATCCCTGGATGGGATCCTGGCTTCATCGAGATAGTGCCGGGAAACAGGGTAACCACCGTGCCGAAGAATGCGAAGACCGACAGGGTTATCGCTATCGAGCCCGATCTGAATATGGTAATTCAGAAAGGGATCGGTAACGTAATCCGACAGCGTCTTCAAAGGGTAGGCCTTCTAGATACGAGACAGGGGAGAAATCCCCAGATTCTTAATAATTGTCTCGCGCAGGAGGGCAGTGCATACGGTCGATTTTCTACTATCGACCTTAGCATGGCGTCCGACACAGTCTCTCTTGAGCTTGTTAGGACGCTTATCCCCCCCCGTTGGCTCGATGCTCTTGAGCAGAGCAGAAGCGACCGGGGCATTCTTCCTTGTGGATCTCTCGTTGAGTACCACAAGTTCAGCTCGATGGGTAACGGCTATACGTTCGAGCTTGAGACCCTGATATTTTGGGCGATCTGCTCGGCTGTACAGCAGTACCATCAGTTGGAGGTAAATCGGCTTCTAGTCTTTGGGGATGATATCATTATCCCGTCAGACTGGACACAGCCCGTAATCGAAGCGCTTCAACAGTTCGGTTTTATTCCGAATTTGAAGAAGTCTTGGATTGATGGGCCGTTCCGTGAAAGTTGTGGAAAACACTACTTTCGCGGGGCCGATGTGACTCCGTTCTACATCCGTGGTCCTGTCGATGATATCGAGAGGCTGTACTGGGTTGCCAATAGCATTAGGCGATGGAGCCGGTGTGAGTGGGGTCTAGATCCGCTTCTTCGTAGCTGTTACGAGGAAGTGGTCTCTAGTATCCCGCGCGCACTTAGGTTCCGGATACCTGATGGTTATGGCGACGGTGGTCTCATCTCAGACTGGGATGAGGCAACCCCTTCAAAGGCCCCTAAGGGCCAAGAAGGCTGGAAGTACAGATTCGTTGCTGCAGATTTCAACAGCAATGAATACACGGATCGCCCTTACCTCCTTAAGGCCTTGTATGGCCTTGAGCAGGGAGGTGTAGGCGGAGGACTAGGAAATCCTTGGTTCGCCCCACCTTCGTGGGAGCATCTTCGATCGGACCGGGTATCTAATAAGATACCTGGCCGTGAGAAGAAGCGAATTATGGATAACTTAGTGCCACGGTGGCCGAATCATGGCCCTTGGTTAGAGGGCTAGTGATTCGGTATTTTGGACGGTATTCGTCCTGGTAGTTCTTCCTTATCGGTCGAACGTATGGGTCTTCCCCCAAGTAGAGAG